TGTAGGTAAATTAGAAAATGAATATGGTGATATGTACTTTCAAGATACTTTAATAGATTGGAGTGGTTTTAATATTAATAACAGAACTAAATATGATGCTACAATAAGTTCTGGCTTAGCAATTATGGCTTGTAACAAAAATAAATATAGACCGGTGCCTAAAAGATCTATGAAAAAAATAAATTTAGGTATAAAAAGATACGATAATAAAGGCATCATTTCAAAATTAATATAATAAACATATATGATTTATACTACTAACAATAGTTCTTTTCCAGATCAGGTGGTACCTGATGCAGAAAAAGCTACTTTAGAATATGGGCTTGCTGTAGGTAGAGCTATAGAAGGCGAGTGGTTTAGAAATTATAGATATGGAACAAACATGCCTGGGTATGCTGTTAACTATAATCAATATCACACTTTAAGGCTTTATGCTAGAGGTGAACAACCGGTCCAAAAGTATAAAGACGAGTTGGCAATAAATGGTGACTTAAGCTACTTAAATCTTGATTGGAAACCTGTACCTGTTATTTCTAAGTTTGTAGATATAGTTGTTAATGGTATGTCACAAAGAAATTATGAAATAAAAGCATTTGCAGTAGATCCTTTTTCTACTAATAAAAGAACTGAGTATGCTGAAATGTTAATGAGAGATGTTAGAGAAAGAGAGTTAGCAGAAAAAATAAAACAAACTACAGGTATAGAAGTTCAGTCAAAAGAATTTGAAGCATTAGGTTTAGAAACTGAAGAAGAGATAAAATTACATTTACAATTAGATTATAAGCAGTCTATAGAAATAGCTGAAGAAGAAGTAATAAATGATGTGTTAGATAGAAATAAATATGATTTAATTAGAAGAAGACTAGCTTATGATCTTACAACTTTAGGTATTGGAGCTGTTAAAACCAACTGGAATAAATCAGAAGGCATAATGGTTGAGTATGTTGATCCAGCAGCTTTAGTTTATTCTTACACAGAAGATCCAAACTTTGAAGATATATATTATGTAGGTGAAGTTAAATCTGTTTCTATACAAGATTTAAAAAATCAGTTTCCATCTTTAACAGATGAAGAAATGCAAACTGTACAAAAGTACAATGGCAATGCAGAATACTTAAGAGGTTATAGTGGTAAAAACGATAACTTAACAGTTCAAGTTTTATACTTTGAATATAAAACTTACAGTGATCAAGTGTTTAAAATAAAAGAAACTTCTCAAGGTTTAGAAAAATCATTAGAAAAACCTGATACTTTTAATCCACCTGAAAATGATAATTTTGAAAGAGTATCTAGAACTATAGAAACATTATATAGTGGAGCTAAGATATTAGGACATCCTATGATGTTAAAGTGGGAGTTAGCTAAGAATATAACTAGACCATTTGCAGATACGACTAGAGTAAAGATGAATTATAATATTTGTGCTCCTAGAATGTATAAAGGTAGAATTGAAAGTTTAGTTAGTAGAATAACAGGTTTTGCCGACATGATACAACTTACTCATTTAAAAATACAACAAGTATTAGCAAGAGTGGTTCCTGATGGTGTGTTTTTAGATATGGATGGTTTAGCAGAAGTTGATCTTGGAAATGGAACAAACTATAATCCTGCTGAAGCGTTAAATATGTATTTTCAAACTGGTAGTATAGTTGGTAGATCATTGACTCAAGATGGAGACATTAACAGAGGTAAAGTTCCAATACAAGAGTTACAAACTGGAAGTGGTGGCGCTAAAATGCAATCTTTAATACAGACTTATCAGTATTATTTACAAATGATAAGAGATGTAACCGGTTTAAATGAAGCAAGAGATGGTAGTACTCCTGATAAAAACGCGTTAGTAGGTTTACAAAAACTAGCAGCAGCTAATAGTAATACGGCAACTAGACACTTACTTCAAGCAATGCTGTATTTAACTTCTAGAACTTGTGAAAATATATGCTTAAGAGTATCTGATTCATTAGAGTTTCCTTTTACAAAATCTGCTTTAGAAAATAGTATATCTAGATATAATGTAGCGACACTTGAAGAGATTAATAATTTAAATCTACATGACTTCGGTATATTTTTACAGTTAGAGCCAGACGAAGAAGAGAAACAATATTTAGAGCAAAATATACAAATAGCTTTAAAAGGTGGCGCTATTGATTTAGAAGATGCTATAGATTTAAGAGAAATAAAAAATATTAAACTTGCTAATCAAATGTTGAAAGAGCGTAGAAAACGTAAACTAAAACGTGATCAACAGCTACAACAACAAAACATGCAAGCTCAAGCTCAGTCAAATGCACAACTTGCAGAGCAAACTGCACTAGCTGAAACTCAAAAACAGCAAGTAATAACTGAACAAAAAATGCAATTAGCTAAAGCTGAAAGCGATTTTGAAATTGAACAAATGCAACAGAAAGCTCAAATAGATCAACAATTGATGAACTTGAGGTATACTTACGATATGCAACTTAAGCAAATGGAAATACAAGCACAAGGTCAAAAAGAACAAATGATTGAAGATCGAAAAGATAAAAGAACTAAAATAGAAGGTACTCAGCAAAGTGAAATGATTAATCAAAGAAAGCTTAATTTACCTTCTATTAATTTTACACAAGGGGAGTCACTCCCAAATGATACGCCAAGCGGTATATTATAATTATTAACTATTATATTTTATTATGTCAGAAACACAAGAAAAAGTAGGCGCGGACAAAAGCGACTTAAAAGTTAAAATTAAAAAGCCTTCTCTTATGAAAAAAGATAAAGGCCCTATTAAACTAGATTTAAGAAAAAAACAAGAAGATGCCATTCAAGAGCAAACAACAGATGAAGTACTTGTTCGCGACGAACCCACAATTAGCGAAGAAGTTCCTCAAGAAAACATCGAAAAGACAAATGAGCAACCTACCGAAGAGGTCAAAGAAGAGGTAGTAATTGAAGCGGTTGAAGAAGAAGTAAAAGAAGAAACAAAAGAAGTAGAAAAACCTGAAATAGTAGTTCCAGAAAATTTGCATAAATTAGTAAATTTTATGAACGAAACAGGTGGAAATGTGCAGGATTATGTAAGATTAAATACTGACTACAATGATGTTAATCCTGATACTTTATTAGTAGAATACTATAAAACTACAAAACCGCATTTAGATAAAGAAGAAATTGAATTTTTAATTGAAGATAAGTTTTCATATGATGAAGATGAAGACGAAAAAAAAGAAATTAAAAAGAAGCAGCTTGCTGCTAAAGAAGAACTTGCAAAAGCTCGTAAGTTTTTTGAAGATACGAAAAAACAATATTATGATGAGATCAAAGTTAGATCAAGCATAAATCCGGATCAACAAAAAGCAATCGACTTTTTCAATAGATACAACAAAGAACAAGAATTAGCTAACGAACGTCATAGTAAGTTTACTAAATCTACTGAAGAATTATTTACAGATTTCAAAGGTTTTGATATTAATGTAGGTGATAAAAATTTCAAATATAAGATAAGTAATCCACAAGACGTTATTAAAAAGCAATCTAACTTAAATACTTTTGTTAAGAAGTTCTTAAACAAAGAAGGTGAAGTTGTAGATACTGCTGGTTATCACAAGGCTATATACGCCGCAGATAATATAGATTCAATAGCTAAAAATTTTTATGAGCAAGGCAAAGCTGATGCTACTAAAGAAATAATGGCTAAATCTAAAAACATAGATGTAGAACCTAGAGCCGCTGCTTCAGGTGATATATTTATAAATGGCTTGCGCGTAAGAGCTATAAGTGGTGCTGATAGTTCTAGGTTGAAATTTAAAACAAATAAAAAAACAACTTAACTTAAAATTTAACAAATGAGTTTTATAGACAATGGAAGTGGCACTAAAACAGGTGCATTTCCTGCTCAATTAAAGCCTGCTCCTCAGCAAATGGCATTGAGAGATAATTATCTCGATTTTACAGGTGCTGCAGAGGGTAATTTTGCTCAGCAATATTTACCAGAGCTTTATGAAGCAGAAGTAGAAAGATACGGAAACCGAACAATTGGAGGTTTCTTACGAATGGTTGGCGCTGAAATGCCAATGACATCAGATCAAGTAGTATGGTCTGAACAAAATAGATTACACATTGCGTACAGAACGTGTGACGGTTCTAACACCGCTACAGGTGCAAATGCTAATGCAACTATTACTTTAGATTTAGCTTCTGCTGGAGCTTCTGAAGGAGCCGTTAGAGTTGGTCAAACAATTTTAATGTCTGATGCTGCTACTGGTTTAGTAGTTCAAAAAGCTTTAGTACAAACTGTAACTAGTTCTTCAGGATCTAAAAAAGATCAATTAGAAGTTCAAATATACGGAAAAACTGGTTTAGACACTGCTTTACGAGGTAACGACAAAGTTAATCTATTTGTATATGGTTCTGATTTTGGAAAAGGAACAACTGGTATGGTAGGTTCTATTGAGCCACAATTTACTCAGTTTTCTAATTCACCTATCATCCTAAAAGATAACTTTAAAATCAATGGTTCTGACACTGCTCAGATCGGTTGGGTTGAAGTTGCTACTGAAGATGGACAATCAGGTTACTTATGGTATTTAAAGTCTGAATCTGAAACAAGATTAAGATTTGAAGATTACTTAGAGACTGCTATGGTTGAAGCTCAATTTATGGATCCTTCTGATGTTTACGATAGTGGAATACAATACAATTATCCTGATGGATTAGCTAACGGAGATGGAAACGCAGCTGATCAGTTAGTAAAAGGATCTGAAGGTTTATTTGCTGCTATTGAATCAAGAGGTAATGTATATTCTGGTTTTGCTGGAGCTGCTGCTCCTGGCGCTGGTGCATTAGCTGACTTTGATGAAATATTGAAGCAATTAGATAAGCAAGGTGCTATTGAAGAAAATATGTTATTCTTATCAAGAGCTACTGCTCTAGATTTTGACGACATGATTGCTGCTGTTAATGGAGCTTATGCTTCTACTCAAGCTGTTTCTTACGGTTTATTTGAGAATGACGGTGACATGGCACTTAACTTTGGTTTCTCTGGATTTAGAAGAGGTTCTTATGACTTCTACAAAACTGATTGGAAATATTTAAATGATATTTCTTTAAGAGGTTTATCTAAAGAAATAGATGGTGTATTAATTCCTGCTGGAACTACTACAGTATATGACCAAATGTTAGGATCAAACATCAGACGTCCTTTCTTACATGTAAGATATAGAGCTTCTGAAACTGAAGATCGAAGAATGAAGTCTTGGATTACTGGTTCTGTAGGTGGTGCTTACACTGATACTTTAGATGCGATGACTGTAAGTTTCTTATCTGAAAGATGTTTAGTAACACAAGCTGCTAACAATTTTGTATTGTTTAAAGGAGCTTAATTAGTATATAACGTGGGGATTTATTCCCCACTTTATTAATCTTTTAAATAATAAATTATGGCAACATTGAAATTTCCTTACGAGCCAGGTGGTTTTTTAACAGTTAAAACAGATAGAGTAATTGATGTCACTAGAACTGGCAAAAAATTTGTTCTTGAAACTGATTTAACTATGGCATCTGGACAAGTAATGACAATAACATTGGAATATAAAACAGCTCAACCAACAGCAACTGATGTAGATCTTTTATTAGAAGCTATTGCTGAAGCTGCTCAAACTCCTGGGAGTTGTGAGATTTTTAGATTAACTGGAGATGATCAATCAGCTGGCTTTGCGTTAGACGCAGCTGCAGGAACTGATGTAACATCTGCTTAAATTTTAGATTATGAGTAATTATATAAAAATACAAGTGGGTGTTCCAGCAGATGGAGACCTTCCTTTAAAAGTTCAAGATGGACTCACGCCAATAGATATAACTACTGTTCAATTTGTTACTGCTGGTACGTCAACTGACTTAACTTTTACAAGTAATGGTGATGGCACCGGTGCTGCAGGTGAAGTAGTAATTGGTGGAACGGATCAAGCGTCAATGACTGTAGCTTTAAACATAACTAGTGGAGGTCAAAATTACAAAGTAGGAGATACTGTCTCTATTACAAGTGATGGTGGGGCTAACTTCACTGGATCTGTAGATTTTGTAATTGATGCAGACATGTTAATTACTCCACCAGCTGATGGTGTAGAATTAATTGATGCTAATCAAGTAGTTTGTGTTGAAACTCCAGCTTCATCTGATACTGTAGTAAAATTATTTACTAATGAATATAATGGTTCAGCAGTGTCTACGTACACTTGCACCTTTGAATTAGATAATACTACAATAGAAGAATTAGCTGTTAACATTTCAGAAGCATTTAGAAAAGCTGAACAAGCAGAAAACTCTCAACCCTTTGTTGAGCTCGGTGATGCTGATTGTTTAAGCGTTGTATTTGCTTAACAATACAAGACCCCGTTAATCCGGGGTCTTTTTTAATTATTATATTATATTATATTATGGAAACAAAAGCAAGTAAAGCTCCAAAGATAGATAAATGGGAGTATAAAGATAGAAACTACTATTTAAAAAGTAATAAAAACCCTTTAACTTATACAATACCAACTAGGCATTCAAGACGTTATCCTTTAACGTGGTTTGATCCTGAGGTTGGTTATGAAAGAGAATTAAGATATGCTACAAATCAAAAGTCGATATTTGTAGATGAACAACAAGGTCCATGCACTATGAAGCATGTAGTGTTTGAAAACGGACATTTAATGGTTCCAAAAGAAAAAAGAAATCTTCAAGAGTTTTTACATTATCATCCACATATGAATTTAATATTTGTAGAGTTTGATCAAGTTGTAGTAAATGAAGATCAATTTGATAATATGGAATTGGAATTAGCTGCTCAAAATATGGCTTATCAAATGGAAGTAGATAAACTAGAAGCTATACTAAGAGTTGAACTAGGAACTAAAGTTAATAATTTAACAACTAAAGAGTTAAAAAGAGATGCTTTAATTTTTGCTAGAAGAAATCCTCAATTATTTATGGAATTAGCAGAAGATGAAAATGTTGAATTAAGAAATGTAGCTATTAGAGCTACTGAAGCTAATATAATAAAATTAGCAAATGATAATAGAACATTTAAATGGGCTAGTAATGGTCGAAAATTAATGAACGTTCCATTTGATGAAAATCCTTATTCAGCTATGGCAGCTTGGTTTAAAACTGATGAAGGTTTAGAAGTATATAAAAGTATACAGAAAAAACTAAAATAACAAGTGATTATAATTAAGGCGGCTATGCGGCCGCCTTTTTTTTAAATATATATATATGATTAATGTAAATACTGTTTATCAAACTGTCTTGTTCATATTAAATAAAGAGCAAAGAGGTTACATGACGCCTGCTGAGTTTAATAGTTTAGCAACTCAAGTACAACTAGAAATATTTGATAAATACTTTGAAGACTTAAATGTATTTTTAAGACAACAAACAAATGATAGCGAATATGCTAATAGAGTAAAAACAGTAGAAGAAAAAATATCTATATTTGAAGAGCAACAAACGTTAGAAACACCTTATGATTTAAATACACTTACTCCT